TTCGGTGAGATATTCGTAGCCCAGCGTCAAGCGTTGCGCGATATAGGCGGAACCTTGCTTAAAACGCACCTCACCGCCACTCGTGCCTTTGTATACCTGCTGCGGTATGTCGCCCAGGGTGAGCGAACTTGTGCGCGGCGCCAGCGAGGGGAAGGTTGCCATTAGACGACCGTGAACGTGCCATTGAGCACTTCATTGCTAATCGTAGGCACGGTGCTGCCATTAACAGGGAACTGCGAGGCTTCGATGGTGGTGGTGCCATCGGTGCTGTGGTCGAGCGATGTGATCTGGTAGTACTCGGTCTCAGTGCGGTTGTCGCCAGCACTGCTGATCCGCTGCTTTTGCACCCTGATGATGTTGGTAGGAATTAAGCCGATGGTGTCGAGCGTGGTCTCGAACTCAATTGAATGCACTGAATAGCGCCGCCGCGCTAGGAAGTGCTTGGCGTAGATGATCGCATGATTGCGGTTCGAGCAGAAATCCGACATATCGAACTGTTCAACCGGGGCATCAAGGCTCACGCCGCTGTAGCGCACCTGCACGCTTTGCTGTGTGCCGATAGCGTCAGGGTCATTCTTGCGGAATAGGACAGCGACATTCACATCGGACTTCTCGGCTGCGCTCACGTAGGTTTTGCTGAAGCTGCCAGGCAGGATCTCATCCTCTGTAAAGGTGGCTGCAGGGGTCAGCGTTGCCGTGCTGATCTGCTGGCTGCCGTTCAATGGCAGCACAGGAGCAAAGCGATATTGCCCGCCAGTGGAGATGAAGGACAGCAGGAAGAACGGTGCAGTTTCTGCGATCAGTTCAATGATGTTGACTGACTCAGAGATGATGCCATTGAACTGCAGGCTGTAGTTATTGCAGAACGTCGCCAGCGATGGCATGTTCGTGGTCAGGATTGGGCGCGATACATCCGGCGTTGTGCCAGCCGTCTGCCGCTTGAAGCTGGTGAACAGGTACATGGCCAGATCTACCAGCTGATTGCTGGCGCCTTGCGTGCTGCCTGCTGCATCTATGCTGTAGAGCGCGACGCGGACGCCTTGCTCGTAGTAGATCGAGATCTGGCGTGTAGTGGTCGGATAAGATCCAGCCTCAGGGGGATCGTAGATATCGCCTACTACCTTTAGAAAAGTGATGTCTGCATAGGATGAGTTGTCAGCGGTTGGCGTGCTCGATGGGTCGGCATATTTGCTGACAACGTACTCATACTGAATGGCGGTTAGCGTCCCGGTTGTAGCTGGATAACTGTTGTCTAGTGGATTGTCAACACCCAACATGGTCCACACTTCAGTGATGCTGCCGGATGACCCAATACTGGTATGAAATGCCGGATCAGGCGGCGCATATCCAAGCCCACCTGTGCCATCGATCAGATCTTGCACAATGCCAACACCGCCAGCTGATGGCGGCTCCGTTCCGGCCACGTACTCCAGCGAATAATTAAAGCCAAACTGCGTGCTAGATGGCAGACCAATAGCGGCGAACCATGCAGTCGTCAGATCTGCACCTGTGACATTATCGAAGAACTCAACCGTGCCAAGGAATCCGATGTTTGTCGTATCGCCAGTCCCTCTGGCAATCTGCCTATAGCCCCAATAACTGGTGGCTAGATAGTCGGCGCGATTCGTCCACGTGCCAGTAGGCGGGATGGATTCGGCGAGGGAAGAATAGGTATCAGTCCCGCAATACATCCCCGCGCCGAGTACCGGGCACGTGCCAGGGGACCCTGCCAACGTGGCAGCGCTGTTGTAGATATTGCTGATCGTGATCGTCTGATCTTCCAAGAATGCCATGCATCGCAGGCCAACCCATGTGCGGTGCTTGACGGGGCTGCTAACGATCTCGCCCTGACTGACTGGAAACAGGAAGCTGCCTTTGAAGAAATAGGATCCTGCCTTGACCAAGGCTGGCTGAATCCATACGCCGCCGCTATTGCTGACGCGTTTGCCGAACAGGATCGGTACAGTCTCGCCAGCAGTCGCGATGCGCTGATCGGCACCGAGATCAGCCTCTGGTGTTTTGCGGTTGCTAGGTGAACGGTCTTTATTGCTGATCGATTGATTTGGGGATGATTTGGGCGCAGGAAACCCGCAAACCTCCTGTGTTGTATTTACAATTGATTTCCGTCGCTTTAGCTTGCGCCTGGCCGCTTTGCGATCCTTTTGGTCGCCTTTCTTTTTGTTGTCCTTTTCTCGATTGCTCATGAGTCACACTCCTTGCACTGACTGAGGAGTGCTGCAAGAACTGCAGGAGGCAACAGGGAGGTGCATTCTTTAATGCATTCTACGCCATGCAGCACTGTGCCATCCTGTGCAATGTAAACGCGCTGCGTGCCTTCTACTGCCAATGTGACGCCTTGCTGGCTGCGGCCATCAGTGCATTGCACCGTCATGTTGATTGCTGCAATGATCCGGCTCATCGTCCCGTGAACCTCCCGATCAGATCAGAAGCAACTTTGCGTGTCGGCACCTGCGGTTTAGTTTTGTCAATCATTGGGCTTACTGTCCACGATACAGAATCCTCATCGACCTGCGCGCCATCAATACCGCCAATGTAACGGCTGATCAGTTGCGCGCTACTAGAGTCCACCGCGTCCATCCCAGCATCCTGTAGATAAAGCGATGCAATCACTAGGCGATTGGTGCCAATGGCAGTATCGGTCAGATCGACCACGTCGCCAGTAGCTGCAATCTCGACCGAGAGATCGCCAATGCTATTGGCGGGCCGCAATGCAAAGCCAGACGCGGTAAATGGTATGTAAACAAAATCGCCTTCTACATCGCTGTCGATCGCCGACATGTCCTGCGGCACCGGATAAAAGTTTTGCCAGCGCCTAGTCGGCATTCGCTTGCCTCCGCTATAAATGCTGTTGCGGTCGGCGTAGTATTCGAGAAAGCACAGCAGATCGTACTCAGCCATTACGTCAACCCTAGGGAGCGTCGCACGCTGCTATCGCCAGCGAGAAGGTTGAGCGTTTGATTGACGCCAGCTTGAACTGCAGCGCTAAGGTCTTCAGTGGTGACAAAATTGGTGCCATCCATCTGCGTAACCGGGCCAGTTTGAATGCTGACGCTGGCGCCGCCGGGGATCACCATGCCTCCTTCAGCAAAACGCGGAATAGCGGCAGGCCCACGTACGCCAGCCATCCAATTAGCGGCAAACGCATTTGCCTTGGATTGCGGCACGATGTATTCCGGTTCGCCGCCTTCACCCACCATGGCCAAGGTCGGGCCGCTAACCACGCCGCCTTCAGCGAACTGAGGGATACTTGGCATTGGCAGGAATGGAATTTGAGGCAGCTTGAGCGCAGCTAATGCACTATTGGCACCACGGATCACCCCATTGATGGCGCCAACGACGCTACCGATTGCGCTGCCAACGCCATTAAGGATTTGATTTATGACGCCGCGAATTGCCGTAAAAGCTGCGGTGAATGGTGTCGTGATGGCTTGCTGTAGGCCAGAAAATGTGCTGACGATCCCGTCGTAAAGCGTCTTGATGCCATTGGCCACAGGATCGATAAAGGTAGTTTTAACGAAATTCCATGCGGCCGTGAATGATGTTTGAATAATAGTGCCAGCCTGTTGGAATAGGGTCGTAAAGCCCTGCAGCAGCTGCTGTCCCCAGGCGTTAAGTGGGTCAATGAAAGTGGTTTTAACGTAGGTCCATGCGGTAGTGAAAGCTGTTTGCACCAATGTGCCAAGCTGCTGGAAGATCGGGGCAATGGCCGCAATCAATGCATTAAAGCCAGTAACAACTGGATCGATAAACACCGTCTTGAATCCCTGCGCAGCATCCTGCAGAAACTTGCCAATCGCCTGAAATGCAGCACCGATCTGATCACGGAATGCGTAGATCGCCACGCCAGCTGCAACAGCAAGCGCTACCCAGCCTGCAGGGCCGCTGAAAACGCCGATCAGAATCTGGCCCAACGTGCCAAGGCCCGCCACGAGAGGGGCAATGGCACCCGCCCATCCCGCAATTAAAGCAGGAATGCCGACAAGCGCAGCACCAATGCCAGCAAGCAATGGACCAAATGTGGAGAAAATTGTGATCACTGCAGCAATAGCAGGCGCAAACAACACAAAGGCAGCCGTCAACGCAGCAACGCCACCAATAATGTTCTGCAATGGCTGAGGTAGGCCACTAAACCATTGCGCTAGTCCCGCAATGCCTTGCGCAAGCTGTGTAATGAAAGGTAGCAATGCCGTTATGGCTTGATTGAATGGCCCTGCTACGGATCTGGCAATTGCATTTAAAGCATCGTTGAACTTATCCGCCGCCTGTGCCATCTCAGTATCAATGGTCGCCGAGTATTGGCTAAGTGCCTCCCGACCGCCATTCAGCATCGGGATCAGGTTGGCGCCTGATTTGCCGAATAACTCCATAGCTAGAGCAGTCTTCTGCGCAGGATCCGTCATCTTTGACATTTTCTCTGCAACGTCGAGCATGATTTGATCGACGCCACGGATCTTGCCCTGAGCATCCGTCGAGCTAACCCCAATCGATCTCAGCGCTTCGCTTGCTTTTGACGCAGGATCAACAATGCCTTTCTGCAGCCGCCCCATCGCCTTGGCGACTTCATCGATGCTGCTGCCTGAATCCTCTGCTGCAGCGCCAAACTTGCTCAGGATCGGCACCGCAACGCCCGTGCGCTGGCTGAGATCGTTGAGGTTATCGGCTGCATCAATAGCCTTTTTACCCATGGCCGTCAGGCCAGCAATGCCAGCAGCAGGTATCAATGCACCCATCGCACCGCCGATACCAGCCGTGGCTCCCTTTAATCGGCTAAACGTGCCAGATAGCCCAACCGCCTCTTTGTTTGTCTTGCCAAGCGCACGATCCAGACTCTCGATCTGGGCCAGACCGTCAACCTTTGCCCTGATCGTCAGGGCTGTTGTCATGTCCAGCGCCATGGTTATTTCTTGCGCTTGTTGACCGCTGCAACCACTGTAGCCTCCATGGCCTGCAAGTCACCTAGCACCTCAGCTGGATTGGTGATCTGCAGTAGATCAAAAACCCAACGCACGGCGCCATAGTCCAAGCCAATCAGCGTGCCAGAGTCTGAGCGCCATTGTGTCTGCACCTTAAGGAACACGCGCACGGCTGGCCATGCGTCTGGCTCCACCTCATAATTGACGGCCGCTTTGCTTGGTGGTGGCTCGATGCCGAAGATAGCCGCATCCTTTGCGGTTTCATCGATCTCCATCCCACCAAGCCAGTGCTCAGCGGCCCCTATTAGTTTTTTCGCTTCTGCTCCACCAGCGATTCGAAGTAGGCAGCCACCAGTGAGCCAGCCATCATCGGCACATCCAACAGCTGCGCCTTCACGGCATTGCTGAATGGCACGGGCTCGCCGTCGCCGTCCACGATGCCATCCCAGCCCACAAGGATCTCAGCGGCGATGCTTTGATCGCTGATGCCCTCGCCGGTGTCCTCGCCCTTCTCGTTGGCCTTGACGCGCTGCTGCACCTCGCGCTGGATTTCATTGATGCGGCTCTGGGGCAGCCGCTTGAACTCAGCATCAAAGGTCTGCCGCTCCCGCTTGCCACCGTTGGCCGGAAGCTTAATGCTCACCGGCCAGGTGTAGGAGTCCGACTGCTTAAGGACAAAAGCCACGCGGATCAGGTAAAGACAATCTCCATCTCATCATTGCCTGAATCGGTCGGTGTGGCAATGTACGGCAGCGTTAGCATCTGGATCCCATCCTCATCGCTGTAGGACGGGTTGCCGAGATCGATCTGATCGGCGCTGAAAGTGACGATGTTGCCGGGGGCCTGCCCGTGCTGGAACGTCAGGTTGCCGGTGCTGTTGCCGGTGGCATCGTTAAAGAAGTTGTGAGCGCTGACCGATACGGCCTCGATCATCACCTCACCAGCCGGGGCCCGATTGGTAATGATCACTTCTTTGGTGCAGCCCACCAGCTCGCGGTAGACCAGCTCATTGGCCAGTTCCATCGTGAAGCTCTGCAGGCAGCCGGCATAGCTGAACACCTCGAAGCCAGTGGTGTTGCCCTGCTTAAACACCACCGGATCGGCCTGATTGGCGTAGGTGGGGGTGCTGATGGCCGATGCGGTCGGGGCGTTGTAAATGCCGGTGAACTCAAACGCAATCGTAGGGATCTCACCCACGGTGCAGTTCAGCGAGAAGGTGCCGCGGCAGCCGGTCGCCTTGTGCAACACGCCGTCGTTATTGAAATAGATGGTGACCGAGCCGGGCGCCGCGTTGCTGTTGGGCGTGTAGGTGACGCTGGTGCCGGCCGATACGGTCTCGGTAAAGGAGCACGCTTTCAGCAGCGGGCCATAGGCTGGAGCGGTGCCAACGGTGCCGGAGCCTGCCAGCTCAACCTCGAAGTTGACCAGCACGCGGGTCTGCGCCAGCAGCTGCTCCGATTGGCCGAGGTAAGGCCGGATCAACTCACGGCTAACGGTCTCAGCCTCAAGCGGCGTTACCTCAATGTTGCGCACCAGGATGGCGTTGGATCCAACAAGAGGCGTAGGGTCAACGCCGTAAGTGGTTTCGATTTCGGCCAGCAGCAGCTGGCGGCGGGAAAGCAGCGGCATGGCTTGGCCGGATGGAATCTTTCATCCCATCGTAGCCGGGTCAGCTGATAGTTAAATTGGTGACAGAGGTGCGATAACGCACGAGATATTCGCAGCCAATCACGCCGGCTGGCTGATCCGCTTCGATCATGTCGAAACTGACCGACTGCGGCTGCACATCGATGGCATAACCGCCCAGCGTCAGATCCGCCATGATCTTGCTGTGCAGGCTTTCGATGATCGGATCAGCGGTCTGATCCGGCACGGTGCCGCGCACGATCACCGCGATCCGTACCGTCAGGCTCCAATCCAGCGTGGGCAGGCTCGTGTTTTGCTGCGCCGTATCGGATACGGGCTCGATCACGATGGCTGGGCTTTCGCCTCGGCTCAGCGGTTCCACCCTGCTGCGGTAGATCCTGGTGCTCACGCCCGTGGTTCCAGTGAGCGCTGTGCGGATCGCAGTCAGTACCTGTTCGCGTTTGGTGGTCATCGTTAGGCGGAGGCGACTTGTACCACTGTGCAGATGATGCCAGGGATGGCGGGATGCGCCGGGCTGGTTTGTGCAGCCTCAGCGTGGATATAGGCGGCGACGTTGTTTGTCATCCACATCAGCTCGATGTAGTCGTTTGCCGCTAAGCCCAGAACGAAGTTGACCGTGCCAATCACGTTGCCATGCACGTTGCCACGTTTTGCAATGATGCTGAAGCGGCTGTCGCTGTCGGGCACGTCACCAGCGCTGCCGGCATTGTTCTTGCGCAACCACACGTTGATGTCGTGGATCGAGCTATCGGTATTGCTGAACTGGATTGAAAAAGTGAAGCTGTAAATGCCTGGATAATCGACCGTGATGCGGCCATCAGAGATGACCCTGATCCCGCGGCTTGCCGTGTCAACTTGCCGCAGCTTGATCGGATATGCCGTGTTGATCGCAGCTGCAACCTGTGAGGTGCTATCCCAGAATGATCCCCAGTAACCAGGGCAGCCGTGATACGGCAGCTTGGCCCAAGGCGATCTGCCATTGCCAATCTTCAGGTTCTGCGTGTCGCTCTCAAGGCCAAACTCGCCTGCCGTCAGCACGGGATTCAGCGCTGTCCACTGACTGCGTGTGTTGACCTTGATAGGACCGCTCATGTCTTTTGCAATCCGAGTTGCACGAATTTGCCGTCATCCATCAGCATGGCCTCTCTGACGGTATAAGCAGCCCCATCCACAGTAATCGAATCGCCGCGGATGAGACTGCCGAAGTTTGAGGTTCTGGCCGTCAGCGTGTAGTCAGTGCTGAGCACCATCCCATCGCTGACAATCTGGCTTGGCATGTCCAGGATTCCCTTTGCAGTAACGGCGCCAGCAGTACAGCTGACGCCGAAATCTGCGAGGAACACATCCAGATCCTCAGTGAACGCCATCAGCTGTACTTCTTGGAGCCGAGAGCTTGAACCGATACAGCGCCGGTGCCGGTGCCGCCGGAGACAGTGAAAAGCACGCGAACGTAACGACGGAGATCGTTGCTGTTCAGGTAGATCTTCTCGCGGAATGCGGTGTTAGCAGCAGCAGCAGTGAAGCCGCCACCGGTCACATCTGCAAAATCGCCGGAAGTGGTGGTGTTGCTGTGCTGGATCTTGGCGGTCAGGGTGACGCCAGAGCCGGCAGCAGCAGCATCGATGATGAAGGCAACGTCGCCCTCATAATCCACAAGATCAACGTTGGCAGGGGTGCCAGCGCCGGTGGATCCCACCACTGCGTTGTTGTGAACTGAGAGCAGATCGGTTTTCGATCCGAGGTTGTGGATGGTCATTGTTTAGCCCTCCGTCGGGGGGTAATTGGTTTTGGTGCAGGCTGAGCGATAACCTCAACCACTTCTGCCACTGAGGCAACAGCCTCAACGGCTTTGCCGATACCGATCAGGAGCTTGGCATCAGAGGGGGAAGCCTCTAGGACTTCCCCGATCTTCACCACTCGGCCCGAAAGCATCGTCTGCCGTAGGACCTTGATCAACATGATCAGAGGGTGTCGTTGCCGCGGCTGAAGGATTCAGGATGGCGGACAGCGATGTCCACATCCTGCATCGCAACCACGCGGACGGTGCCGGAGGTGCTGTTGGTGTAGGGGTCCACCATCAGATCAAGGCCAGAGAAGTAGCCGATGATCAGGTCAGCGAAGTTGCCAAACCACAGATCGCCGGTAGCAACCTGATTGGAGAGCACGCCGGTGTAACCGTTGACCTCGTTGCCTTCCATGATGAACATGCCGGAACCGGCATCTTTCTTGGCGGTCTTGAGGCCGCCGCGCATTGCAGCGTTCATCAGGTAGACGGGGTTGCCCAGCAGCGCATTGGCGGTAGCCACGTCGCTCTCAAGCGCCACCACTTCCTCAAAGGTGGGGGTGGCAGCAGCGAAGTTCTCAGTGCCGATGCCGGTGGTCAGCTTCAGGCCGAGGGGCTCACCGTTGGAGCCAGTGCCATAGAGGCCAGCCAAATCGATCTTCAGTGCCAGCACACGAGCCAGGTCGGTGCGCACCATGTTCTCCACATCAATGGAGGACTGGATCATCAGGCGACGGCTGTAGTCGGTGAAGGCAGCCACGGTCTTAGGAGTCAGGCTCACCTGATCCACGGTCTGCTGCGACTCGTTGGGCGCGCCAGACTCAGCGACCCAATAGGCAGTGCCAGCGCCGGATTGACGGGGGATTGCCACGTTGCCGGTGAGGCCGGTCAGCACGGTGGCGCCAGCCTGATCCAGAGCGGATGCATTGCGCAGCAGATCGATGAAGCTGCCAGCGTCCAGCTCGGTAGCAACCAGGTTGCCGCCAGCGGTAGCAGCACCCACGTTCAGATCACGGCGCAGCACATCCTGGGGGATGGTGATGCCACGGGACTGACGGCCGAGCTTGGCAGCAGCAGCTTCAGATGCTTCAATCTCGAACGCAGCAGCCTCACGGGCCGAGCGGTCGGTGGGGTTTGCCAGATAGTTGATCGCACGCATGAAGGAGAAGCTGCGGCTCTCCTGCGCGGTCAGGCCGATTTCAGCGGCGCTCATGGTCACGGGCTCCTGTTTAATGTCGAGGTTGTCGAGCACAGCAGCGCGAGCATCGTCGATAGAACGACCAGACTCGATCAGCTGGCGGCCGAGATCGGCCATGCCGTGCTTGTCGCACAGCGCATTGATGCCAGCGATGCGGGAGCGCTCAGCCTCAGCGGCTTCGGCCCGCACCACTGCCAGATCAGGGGTGGTGTTTTCCATTGCAGGAATGGGATCAGGTGTAGGTGCTGCCGAGGCAGCTTGCTCGGCCTCCAAGCTTCGGCCGATACCGACGCCGGGATCAGCCGGCACCGATACGACGGAAACTTCATAAGGAGACCAGGCAGTAGCAACAAAGTCGCCACTGCCGCGCTCTTCCATTTTGTCGATGGAGTAGCCAAAGGAGACATTGCGAAGAACGCCATCCTTCACATCACTCAGGATTTCCTGAGCGAAAGGATTGCGGCTGAACCGCACACGCGCATAACCGCGACGACGTTTGCCGTCGATGTATGCACGCTCCACAACGCCAATCACGCGATCAGGGTTGTGGTTGAACAGGAGCGGTGCCCCATCGTTCAAACGGCTGAGATCAGCTGCTTTGCCTTCATGGCTCAAGATCTCATTGCCGAAGTAACGCGCGACAGGGAACTCAGAGCTAAAAGGGAACTCATAGGTGCGATCCTCAACCTCATCAAAGGTTGTGACCTCTGCTCGTTGGTGGCGGCCAAGGCCAGGCATTGCCCGCTCCTCGCCCGTTGCCTCCTCGAACATGATCGGATCCATCTCGTGCTCGCTTAGCCAGGTGCGAGCCTCATCAGTGGTGAACTGCTGAGCATCAAACCGCACCGCTTGGATCTCGCTCTCGCCTTCCTTGATTCCGTAGATGAAATCGATGCCATCACCGCCGGCATCATTCTCGCGACGCAGTTCGTCGTACTGATCGGGATCAGTCAACCTGGCTGCGTGCTCATTTGGATAAGGCCGCGCCTCTTCCATTTGTCTACCCTGCAATGCCTTAATTGTATCCGGCTCAATCGGTGCCATCAGTCTTCGGGCCCTTCGAGCGGATCCTCTAGCACTGACTCCTCTTCGTACTCTTCCTCCTCGTCCATCGGAAGTTCCGTATCCTCAAACGCCGGCTCGCCGCCCATCGTCACGGCAGGTTGTGATCCACCGCCAGCGTTTACCTCGCTCGGGTCGGTATCCAGCACGATGTCCATCTCATCAAGCATCGCCAGCTCAGCCTGACGGGCCAACAGCACATCATCGAGATCACCCCCCTGCTCGCTGATCACTTGGCCCAGCGTCTTGAAGCCACAGCGCACCGCATCCTTGTATGCGTTCACCTCGCGTTGCGGGTCCACCCATTCCCAGCTGCGGGGGATCCACCGGCTGGCCTTATAGCGATCCGGATTTGTTTCGTATGCAGGCAGGTTCAGCTCACCGCTCAACACCGCCATATCAAGCCAGTTCTCATACACGATCTGATGGAAGTTCTCAATGAAGAACCGCTGCAGCACCTTGTACGTGTCGCGCTCCTCCAGCAGGCTCAGTCGGCTGCTGCTGTAGTTGCTTTCTGAGAAGTTCTTGCTGATGCTCTCGAAGCTGACGCCAACGCCAGCCGCCACAGCACGCAGCATCGAACGCGTGAACGGTTCCAGCTGGCCATCCGGTGCATTCAGATCCGGCACCGTCACGCTCTCGCCCGGCGCCAGATACTTGAACACCCCAGGGCTGAACTCACTCACCCGCTCGCCTTCATAGATCTCATCGCCGATCAGCTCACCCTCGGGCGATTGGATGAATCCCATCAATGCGCTGCTGGCGCGAGCCCGCACCACCTCGGCCTCCTCATAACCCTGCAGCATGTGCAGCCGCATCAGCGCCGAAGCGAACCACGTTACGCCGCGCGTCTGCCCTGGCCGCTCTGACAGGAACAGGTGAATGACCTCATCAGCAGGCACTCGGATACGTCGGCCATTCGTTCGCGGGTTGCCCGCATACGTATCACCGGGATGGTTTGCATAGAAGTGGTAGGCCTGCGGCCGCAGGTATCCATCCACCTCGATACCCATCCGCACCGTGTTGCCGGCCGCGGCCTGCGGGATGTCGTCGTCGATCAGGTAGTCAGCCTCAAGCACCTGCAGCGCAAACGGCACACGCGACCCACCAAATGGCTGGCGGATCATCCGCACAAATACCTCACCGCTCTCCGCCAAGCTGCGGCATAGCAGGCGCTCCATGTCGTGGAAGCCCAGCAGGCCGCTCACATCACAGCGGCTCTTATGCATCCACCGCTCCCATGCCTCATGGATCTGGCCGTTAATCCCCTGATCCAGTCGCCCGCCACGCTGCATCCGCACCTGCGACTGATGCTTGATGCCATGCCCGATCACATTGTTCTGAATGCTCCGTAACGCCTGTCGCGCATAGTCGTTGTCACGGCACAGCTGCCGCGCACGATTGCGCAGCGCCTTGAAGCTGCTCTTAATCTCGCTGTCAGCACTGGTGCCACTTGTCACCCAGTCGGCCGTCAGCCTGCTGACACGCGCACCCTGATACGCCCGCGCACGTGGCCGCGTCGGCTCAAACCCCATTGCCTTGAATAGCCGCGTGCGCAATCCCATCAGAACCTCACGAACAGGTTGTGCGGGTTGCCCAAGCCATTGGCGATCAGGTCCGCCATTTGCTCACGCTTCACCTCAGCCTTCAGCCTACTTTCACGCTCCATAAGCTCGGCCAGATCCAGCTTCGTGAAGCTCCGGCTGCCGATGCTGTACTGCTTAGCGCCGCCGCTAACAATCGCGCGGATCGCAGCCTGCACTGCATCCAAATCGATCTGCGCCTGCGTGCGCCCATCAAATGCGCCCGGTGTGCCCGCATAGGACAGCGCCGCATTTACCGTCAGCTGGCCGGCGCCCAGGGTCACCTTCTCGCTACCGGCAGTAGCAATCGCCTGCCAGTACCACTGCCCCGCATCGAATGCCGTGCTGGTGCTAGCGGCGATGGTGAACTCCCATCCCGTGCCATACGCGGTGCCCGTTACCGTGGCGCCCTCGCTAGCCGTATTGGTGCGCAAGTAGTAGGTCAGCGTCCACGTGCTGCTGCTGATCTCATTGCCCAGATTGTCGACGCCCGCAACGTCGCGCCACTTCACCGTGTCGCCTGCCCTGATTGTCGCGGGGATGTTCACGGCCTACCAGTTGCTGACGAATCCTGGCCCAACCGCAGCGGGCGGCTGTTGCTTCCTCGATCTTAGCGGTGCTTTCTTGCCCTCCTCCAACTGCACTCTCAACTGTTCCCACATCGTCGCCTTATTCATCCTGCGCCCATAAATCAACATCGCCGCGTAGCCATACACCGCACAGTCCAACGCTTCGTTGCGGTCACCTGCTTTCTTGACCCATTCCCTGATCGGGAAGCCACGGTGATACCGCAACGCTTGCCGCTCGCTCGTGAGCTGGCGGTAGTACTCATCATCAGCAGCAAGGCCGAAGTTCAAGCCGCCGGTGGTCTCGTTATGGCGCAGCCGGCCGAACAAGGTCGTCTTGATTGTGTCGGTGCCCAGCTGGTACAGCGTCACGCCGCGCTTGATCACCTTGCCGCGCCAGTTCACGTCCACCTTGCTGCCCTTGCCAACCGCTGGGCTGTTGCGCCTGCTGCTGCCCTTGATTGCCACCACACCCCGCGAACCGCGATCACGTACGTACCGGTAGACCTCGTGCGTGCAGTGGCCGCCAGAGTCCACCGCCACCTGGGCCAACTTCAAATGCTTGCCGCCCTCCGTTTCCCACTCCGTCGCCAGCACATGATCCAGCTGCTCCCATACCTCCGTTTGCGTCGGGTCGCCCATCAGCTCCTGATGCCATATCAGCCAGCCCGTCTCGCCCTCGCCCCATCCCCACACGCTCACCGCTAACCGGTTGTCCTGCACGTCGACGCCAGCGGTCAGTAGCACCACGCCAGCCGGGCACGTACCTGGCTTGTAATCCAACCGCCGAGCCAGCAATCCATCGGCGCTCACCTTGGCCGCGTAATCCTCCTCCCACGTCTCTGCCAGCCGCGTATTGACAAACGACTTCAACGCCGGCGCATCACCCTTGGCCCGTAGGAAATCATCCACCAGCTGCTCCCAGCTGCACCATCCCAGCGGGCTGTAGAGCCCGGACAGATGGAACCCAGCCGTGCGCCCATTGCTCGGTGCTGTCGCCCGCCACTCACCGCCGCGCAACATCGCCGGCTTGTGCATCTCCTCGAACCGTTCGCCGCAGTGCTCGCACTGATATCGCGCCGTCTCCGGCTGGCCATCGGCCCACTTCAGCTGACCCCACTTCAACCACTCCATCGCGCCACACGATGGGCACGGCACATAGAACCGCCGCTGATCGCTGCGCTGATACTCCGCCTCGATCCGTGAAAAGTCCTTCACCGTCGGGGTGCTGGTGAGCAGGATCTTGCGCCGCGCAAACGTCGTCGTTCGCCGCTCCGCCAAACTCACCGGATCGCCCTCCCCATCCACATCAGCAGGAAAGGCGTCCACCTCATCGCAGAACAAATACCGGCACGGTGCAGAGCGCAAGCCGGTGGCGCTGTTGGCCCCAGCCATCAGCATGATGCCCCCGCTGAACTCTTTGCTAAACATCGTGTTGCCGGAATCACGACTCCTGGCCGGAGCGATCTTGGCCGCCAGAACTGGCGTTTCCGTGATCATGCTCTCAAGCCGTTGCTTGCTCAGGCGCTTGGCCATCTCAATCGTCGGCTGCACGCACAGCATCGGCCCCGGTGCATGATCGATCACGTAGCCCAACCAGTTGCTGCCCGCTTCCGTCTTGCCCGTCTGCGCCGCAAACATCATCACCACACGCTGCACCGGGCTCTCTGAGCTCAGGCAATCCATGGGCTCGCGCAGGTAAGGCGTCCGATCCGTGCGCCACGGCCCCGGCTCCGCGCTTGCCTTGCTGCTCAGCTTCCGGTACCGATCCGCCCATTCGCTCACCGTCAGCGGCTGCTCAGGTCGCAGGCCCTCTAGAAACCCATCACGCCACGCATTACTCATTACACAGCTCCACCAGCGCAGCACGGTGTTCTTGGGTCAGCACTTGATGGATCCGCACCGGGTCAACTTCGCCCGCTAGCTGGTGGCTCAATCGATCCGCCAGGTTGCTGAGCGCTTCCCTCACACTTCGGCCCATCTGAAACGCTTCCTTCTTTACCTCATCGGCAGGCACCAGCTCGCCCCTCTGCTGCGTCACCTGCAGCTTCGCCAGCTCCGCCTGGTAGTGCTCACGCCGCGCCCTGCTCTCATTCAGATCAGGGATTGCATCATCCGGCAGCCCCTCCACACGCCGCTTCAGCTCAGCCGCATCACGCGGTGGTGGCGCCTCAATTGGATCCGCCCGCCGCACCTTGCTGTTGTGCGTTGCCTTCGTGTTTTTGTCCCATAGCTCGATCGCTTGGTCACGATCCAGCCAGCGCTTGCCATCCTTTTCAACCACAGCAGCAGCGATCCGGGCCTTGCTTGCTGCAGTCACAGTGCCTTTCGCGCACCCCTTGATCGCTGCAAACT